CATCTAAACAAGGTTCAAATGTACTAGATTTATTTGGTGGTTCAGGAAGTACTTTAATAGCTTGTGAAAAATTAGGTAGAAATAGTTTTATTATGGAACTAGACCCTAAATATTGTGATGTTATAGTTAAAAGATGGGAACAATTTACAGGTAAAAAGGCAGAATTAGAAAATGGACAAAAATAAGGCAGAAATTAATAAAAATACATCTAAGGCATTAGGAAGACCTAAGATAACTATTGATTTAGAAATATTGAAAAATCTAGCATCTATTGGCTGTCCTGATTATGAAATAGCTAGTGTATTAAATATATCTGCTAGAACTTTAAAAAGAAATTATGCCGAAATAGTAGACCAATATCGTGAAAAAGGAAAAGCATCACTTAGAAAGAAAATGTTCGATAAGGCTATGAAAAAAGATAATACCTCAATGCAGATTTGGCTTTCTAAAAATTATCTAGGAATGAAAGACAGAACTGTTAATGAGAATATAAACGAGCCTTTACCTCTAATTATACAGGCTCAAGCAGAAGAAGTAGATGGCTAAACAAAAATTCACGCACTTCATACCAAGAGATAAACCACCAAAACGAGGTGCTGGAAAACACAAGAAAAGACTAAACAAGCATGAGAAACGACAACGCAAACAAACTAGATACAAAGGACAAGGAAAATAATATGAGTGAAGTAATCGGAGAGAATACATTTTTAAAACTAAGACAGCAAAAAGAACAGATGAAAGCTGAGTTAGAACAAGTTAAAATCCAAAGAGATATAGCTTTAAGAAAACAAAAGAAACTTGAAGATGCTGTTAAAGAACTTAGAAAAATTATCGAGCAAAGATAAGATAACTTTAAAGTTAGATAAACTTGCTAATCTTTATAATAAAACCAAAAACGATAAGTATAAGTTAGAATGGAATAAGATAATTAATTTATACTTCTATAAGAAAAAAAGTTCTAATATGTAGCATAATATGATATTTATGCCACATGGCTAAAGGTATTTATAAAGGACGATCTGTTAAACTTAACAAACCCATGCGTGGAGATGTTAAGAAATTCAAAGTATTTGTTAAAAACAGAAAAACAGGTAGAGTTCAAAAGGTTAATTTTGGCTCTAAAGAATTATCTATTAAGAAAAATATACCGGCTAGAAAGAGAAGTTTCATGGCTAGATTCCGTCCAATCTTAAATAAAGCTAAAAGATCAGGCAAACAATTAAACACAACACCGGTATATTGGGCAGTTAAATCTTGGCAAAAGGGATTCAAAGTATGATTGATAGATGGCTATATACATTCTTTGGCTGGATAGACTCATGGTTTGATTGGGTAGATAAACAATTTGTTAAACCTACTAAAAAGAAAAAAAAATGAGAGATACTAAAACATTAGAGCAATACAGTAAAAACGCACAAAAGAAATTAAAAGAAATGAATTTATTTAAGTCTTTAAAGAAAGAAGTTGAAACAGGTGCTAATGGCACTCAAAAATATGTAATTAAAAAAGGTATAAACAAAGGTCGTGTCGCAGAATGAAAATATCAGAAAATACTTCGGTATCTTTACCAATAAGAAATTTACTTGCGATTGTAGGTGCAGTAGCAATAGGTGTATGGGCTTATTTTGGTATTATTGAAAGAATAACATTATTAGAAACTGCTGATAAACTCCAAGAACAAGATTTACTAGAAGCATCTGCACAAAAGCCTATAGACCAAGAACAGTTTATGTTGCTAGAACACATGGCTGAACAATTAGAGAAATTAACTGAAAGAGTTGATGCTATGATGAACAATAAAGTTAATATTGATAGACTTCAAACTGATGTTGAAAGACTTAGAATTGATGTAGAGAAATTAAAAGACTCAGTAAGAGCAAACATAGGTAAATTAAATGGGAATCACTAGCTTAGTATTTGCATTATGTTTGTTTATTAATGGCGAATTAGTCGAGCATAGAATACAAGATAGTTTATCTACTTGTCTTAAAATGAAACGAGAAGCCACTAGAAATATGGATATGAAGAATAAACAGTTTATGTGTGGAGAAGTAGAAGCTGAATTAGAAACAAATATTGATGGAAGTAAAACAATTAAGAAAATAGTAACTAACAAATAATTTATGAGTTTAACAATGTACGATTTATTTTATATCTATTTAGTGAGGATTTGTTATAAAGTTATACATTGGGCTACTGGAAAGAAGTCTAAACGAAAGAATAAATGAAAACTTTATTAGTATTTTCTATATGCTCAGCAATCACAGGATTTTGTAATAACCCAACTGTAGTAAAGCCATCATATAACACATGGACAGAATGTGTAGTTGCTGGTAGTGAATTAACAATCGCATTTGCTAAAAGACAAGAAGAACTTTTAAACAAGGAAAAATTGTATATATCTTATTTCTGTAATGAAGATAACTCTAACAAAACCCCAACTTAAAGTTAGTTCATCAAAAGCAAGATTCAGAGTTCTTATTTCAGGTCGTAGATTTGGTAAGACTTATTTAGCTGTTACTGAGATGATGAAGTATGCTAGTCAGCCGAATAAAAGAATTTGGTATGTAGCACCCACATTTAAAATGGCTAAAGACATTTGTTGGTCAGCATTAAAAGAAATGTTGAATATGTTTAATTGGATAGAGGATATTAACGAAACCACTATGACAATTACAATAAGACAATCCAATAGCACAATCTCACTCAAAGGTGCTGATAATTATGATTCACTTCGAGGTACAGGATTAGACTTTTTAATCTTAGACGAATTTGCAGATATAGATAAACGAACATGGTTTGAAGTATTAAGAGCATCTATTGCAGATAGATTAGGTCATGTACTAATGTGTGGTACACCTAAAGGCTATGGTAACTGGTCTTATGAAATGTATCTTAAAGGAAAACAAGACCATGATTGGGAGTCTTTTCAATTTACAACTATACAAGGTGGTATGGTCGCTAAAAGCGAAGTTGAACAAGCTAAGCAAGACTTAGACCAAAGAACATTTAGACAAGAATTTGAGGGTACATTTGAAAACTATGCTGGAAGTATTTATTACAATTTCCATCCGGTAGAATCTGTTGTTCAAAGAGAAATAGATTGGACTAAACCTTTACACATTGGAATGGACTTCAATGTCTCGCCAATGTCAGCTTGTGTTGCACAAATCGAAAAAGAAAAGATTTATATTGTAGATGAAGTAGTTATTTATGGGTCTAATACTGATGAAATGTGTGATGAACTCAAAGATAGATATGGAACTAGAATGAAAATATTTATATATCCTGACCCAGCATCAAGACAAAGAAAAACATCTGCTGGTGGTAGAACTGACTTATCTATTTTGCAAAATGCTGGATTTGAAGTTAAGGTTAAGCATAGACACCCAGCAGTACGAGATCGTATCAATGCTGTGAACTCAAAATTAAAAGACTCTAACGGCAAAAGATATATTTTTGTTTCCAATTCGTGTAAAATTGTTATAAAAGGACTTACTAGGCAAACTTATAAGGAAGATACCAATATTCCGAATAAGGAAGACGGATTTGACCATATGAATGACGCACTAGGTTATATGATTGATTACATAAAACCTTTGGTCACTCAGATGCCAAGTTCAAAACCTATAAGATGGACAATGAAATAATATGGCATATTCACGAGACGAAATTTTAGATACTCATAAAGATTACGAACAAAACTATGCTCATTGGGAGTTCTATATTCGTTCTTATAATGGTGGACACGATTACCAAGTAGGTCAATATTTAAACAGATATAATTTAGAACTAGATAACGAATTTCATCAAAGACTTAATAACACTCCATTAGATAATCATTGTAAGAATATCGTAGAGATTTATTCATCATATTTATTTAGAGTTAAAGCTAGTAGAGATTTTGGCGAACTAGAAAATGAACCTACTTTAGAACGATTCTTAAAAGACGCAGATTTAGACGGAAACAATTTTAATACTGTAATGAAACAGGCTCAAAACTATTCATCAATTTATGGTCATGTATT